CACGTTGTTCGTGGCTGTTGATTAGATATGACTTTATAGGATTACCCAAAAGAGATATAGATATTTTTAAAGATCGATTTTATTTAGAAATACAACCTCATGATTTCCCATTGCAATGGACATATAATACTACAGTTATGGAATTGGGAGATAAGTATAATATTCCTATTATTGTTACTGGTGATAGCCATTATGCGTATCCAGAACAAATGCAAGCACACCGTGATTTTCTATTACTAGATAGAACATTAGCAGATAAAAAAGAACAGATTAATAACGCTTACAATGAAAAAGCTAAAGAAAAATATCAAGAAGAATATAATCATATGTTAGAATATTATGGTAGCCGTGATTATCATATGTGGACTATTGATGAGTTTAAAGCTGTTATTCCTAATCAAGAATACTATGATAATGTTAGTAAAATTATTGATAAGTGTAATGTAGAAATACCATTTGGTGAAAACCATTATCCTGTATTTCCTGTTCAAGACCCAGCTAAATATATTAGAGACCATTGTGTAGATGGATACAGAATACATGGTATTGCAAAAAAAGAAAATAAAGACGTCTATGTAAATCAAATTAAACATGAATTAGATGTATTAAATCAGCTAGATTATAACAATTATTTCTGTATTATTCATGATATGTTACGATGGGCAAAACAAAATGGTATGAGAACTGGTGCAGGTCGTGGTTCTGTTTGTGGTAGTGTTGTAGCGTATTTAATGGGAATTACAGAAATTGACCCTATACAATATAATCTTGTATTTGAACGATTTGCCAATCCAGAGCGTGTAACAAATCCTGATATAGATTGTGATTTTCAACAAAGTCGCAGACAAGAAGTTATACAGTATATTCAAGATAAATATGGTTATGCTTATCCTGTACGGACATTTGGTTTTTTAGGGCCTAAAGCGGCAGTACAACACGCAGGTAGGGTGCTTGGTCGTAAGGCATCAGATATGACTAATATATCTAAGAATATTAATGATATAGGAGATATTAAAGATAAAGAAGTTAAGGATATGGCTAGTACATCTGTAAATCGTTTAGTAAATTATGGTACTCATGCTAGTGCTTTAGCAGTATTCCCTAGCGACCCTGCTCAATGGTGTGCTATTGAATATCAAGATGGTCAATATGTAGCGGCAGAAGATTTCCATATCTTAGAAAAGCAAGGTATTCTCAAATTAGATATTCTTGGACTGGCAACATTAGATATTATTGACGATGTATTAAGACGTGTGCAAACTTGTAATATTAACCACATACCATTAGAAGATGAGAAGACGGCACAATTATTACAATCTGGTAATACAACTGGTATATTCCAAATTGAGTCTGATGTAATGACCAATATCGTTACTAATATTCATTCTAAGAGTGTATATGATTTAGTCGATACTGTAGCTATAGGAAGACCGGGGGTATTAGATGTAGGTATGGATAAAGTATTTATTGCACGTAGACAAGGTAAAGAGCCTGTTACGTATTTACATCCTTTATTAGAGCCTATATTGAAAGATACCGAAGGCGTTATATTGTATCAAGAACAAATTATGCAGATTGTACAAGCGTTAGCAGGGTACACAATGGGTGAAGCCGATATTCTTAGACGTATTATTGGCCGTAAAGAATTGGATAAAATCAATACAGCTGTCGATGAGTTTGTTGAGCGTGCAGGTAAAAATGGTATCAGTGAAGATGTAATCAGACCTATTGCAGAACAAATGATTGCTTGTGGTTCCTATGTATTTAATAGAGGTCATAGTGCGGCATATGGTTTAACCGCATGGCGATGTGCATATTTAAAGGCTCATTATCCAGAAGCATATTATGCATCTATTCTTGATATGAATTTTGGTGATAAAGAAAAACTATCTGTATTCGTCAATGATGCTAAAAAACATGGAATAGAAATTATACCACCTGATATATATGGTGATATAAGATGTACTACTGGTAAAAATGTTGTATGTTTAGGCTTAGGTGCGATAGCAGGCTGTAGTAATTTAAAATCTTTTACACCTGAGCGTGGTAAAACATTTTTAGAAATTAATCAAAATATGAATATGACACAGTTAAAGGGTTTAATCTATAGTGGTGCTATTGATGATGGTGATGATAGAAATGATTACATGCAATATATTAAATGGTTAAAAGACAAACGTAAATCTAAAGGTGATTATGTATTTGATTCAAATCATAAAGACAACCTAAGTAAAGGAGCTATGGAGTTGGCTGTATTAGGTTATACATTCCATAGCATTTTTGATGAATACGATATTAGTATATGCACAGGTAATGTTAAACCAGCTATTATATTATCTGTGACTGCTCGTAAAACTAAGAAAGGTAAACCTTATGCCTTCTTAACCGTACAAACGCCTACAGGCGTAGAAAAATTAGTAACATTTGAAGTTGATTTTACTATGTTTGCCAAAGGTAATGTATACGCACTACGAATTAGGGACGGTGTGGTGGTCGATGCCTGCTCAGTGGACCGCTTGACAGCCTGAGCAAGCCATGCTACACTGTGATTGTCGATGAGGTGGTGCTGACACCTAAGATATTTATTTTATTTAAGAAAGGATAATAGTATGAAAGAAAAAACAGTAGAAGAAATCTTTGCGGCACTAAGAGAACCTTTCCCCCCACAAGATATTCAGTGGCGAATTGGTCAAAAATCTAAAGACGGAAAGAAGGCTATGGTATTACCGTATGTAACCAACCGTGCTATTATGGAACGCTTAGACCAAGTAGTAGGTGTTGGTAATTGGTATCCAGAATTCAGACCAGTAGATTCAGGCGGTGAACATGGTATGATTTGCCGATTAACAATCGTGATTAATGCTGGTGATGATTTAGGCTGGCGTGCATTGACACGTGAAGATGGTGCTAGTAATACTAAGATTGAACCTATTAAAGGCGGTATTTCTGATAGTATGAAGCGTGCGGCTGTTCAATTTGGTATTGGTCGTTATTTGTATAATTTAAAAGAAAGCTGGGTTGCACTTGGAGACTATAATCGGTTTGAGCCTCCTCATTTGCCTATTTGGGCTTTACCTAAAGGTTATGCCGAAGCACAAGTACAAGACAACGGCGTTGAGTTGTATGACTCAAGAGAGACAAGCACGTCTACATCTGCTACGACATTTACACAAGGTAAATATGCGAATAAAGCGATTTCTGAAGTAAGCGATATACATTATTTGCGTTGGGTAGTAGAGCAATCTAAGTTTAGTGAAGATACCAAGAAGGCTTGCCAAGAAAGATTGGGTGAACTTAATGGTTAAAGAATTATTAATTGACCTTGATATTCTACATAAACATAAACTATCTGTAGCATTAGTACATGGCTTTATTAGAAAAGAGGCAGAAGAACGTGGATATACGTTAGCTGGTAAAAAATTTATTGTATTACGATGTCCTGATATTGCAGATGGTATTGGATTAAGTCGCATTACAACTTGGCGTGCAGTAAAAACTTTGATTGACGAAGGATATGTAGAACGTATTAAAATTAAAGGTTCAAGAAATAGTTCTTATGCGGTGATGTAATGTCTAAAGGTTTTAATATTTTTGACAGAATAACCAAGCTATACATCGAAAAATGTTCTGATGAGCCCTTGTTTGTAAATAAAAAATTAAGTATATCTTATTTTAAACTGAGGGCTCATTTCTATAAACAGGATGAAAATACACTCGAAAAGATATTGCGTTATTTAGAAGATAAGCCTAGTAAACAAATCATGACATTAACAGAAATGTATCAAGATGCTGAACAGTATCGTTTATATAGGATAAAGAAACATAACGAAAAAGAAATGAAGTCTGTTAGAATAGAACGTGAAGATAGTTATAGCTTAGATGATGTATTAAATTTATGAGGTGTATATGAATATTACGGAAACTATAATCCAACAAATGGATATTATAGATTTCATTGGTAAATACACAAATTTGCATCAGAGTGGTAGATATTGGAAAGGCAAATGCCCTCTACATGACAGTGATGATGCTTCTGAAACTTTGGTGGTGTTTCCTGATACTAATTCATTCTATTGTTTTAGTTGTGAATGCGGTGGTACTGTTATTAATTTTCTTTCCGATAAAGAAAAAATTAGTTATCGTGCAGCCACTGAAATCTTGGCTAAAGAATGTAATATCAGCTTAAAAGATAACAAAGAATATCAGCTTGAAGCTAGTGAAGAAATGCGTTTTACTAGAGAAGCAGATATGTATCACAAAAATGTAGGTTCTATTGGTGAATATTTAGCTAAACGAGGTTTAACAAATACTACTATCAATGATTTTAATTTAGGTTTTCATGCTGATTGTTTGACAATTCCATTGCGTAATGAACATGGCCAATATGTTAGTATGGCAATCAGACAGTTTAATAAGAAGCCTAAGTATAAAAATACACCTAATAGTATTTTGTATAAGAAATCATCTTTCTTATTTAATCTTGATTTAGCTAGAAAGAAAATTAAAGATAGACTATATGTATGTGAAGGTTATATGGATGCAATGAGTGGTCATCAAATGGGTGAACCTACGGTTGCATATTGTGGTAGTGAATTACATAGAGACCAGATTAGAAAATTAGCAGGTTTTATTCGTAAAGAAATTACCATTGTAATATGCCCTGATAATGATGAAGCTGGTGTAAAACATTTACCACGAACACGAGACCATTTCCAGTCTATGTTACCTAAGGCAAATATTCGTGTATTGATTATGCCAGAAGAGTGTAAAGATATTAATGATTTGTTGTGTGCAGGCTATGAACTTGCTGACTTACCAACAGAACATATTGATATTTTTGTTATTAAACAATTAGTTAAACGATACAAAACTATTGAAGAGCAGTATGTTGTAGCAGAGTCGTTTTTAAAAACAATACGTTCTCCTATGATTAGAGCTGAAGCTATTCAAGCATTAGGTGAAATTTGGAAACGTGATGTATCTGACTTAAAAGCATACTTTGATAGTGGTGTATCATCTGAACAAGATTTATTAGAAACATTACATGATGCTTCTAGCAGTCTTAATCAGTTACGAGATATTTATAAACGTGGTACATATCCTACTCACTTCCAGTTATTAGATAACTGTATTGGTGGTGTATCAAAAGGTCAAGTATTCTTGATAGGGGCGTATTCTGCATCTGGGAAGGCTTTGACATTTGATACTCCGTTAATTACACCAACTGGTAAAATTTTAATGAAAGATGTAAAAGTCGGAGACATCCTAATTGGTGAAGATGGTAAACCGACAAGAGTTACAAATGTATATCCACAAGGGGAAAAGGATGTATATAGAGTAACATTTAGGGATGGAACATATGTTGATTGTTGCGATGAACATTTATGGAAATTCAAGACTATAACAGATTTACATAGAGATAAAGAATGGAAAGTAATGTCGTTGCATGAAATGAGGACTAAATATAAATTATGTCGTGGTTCTCACAACCAACAAGGATATAATTTATACATTCCAGTTCCAGAGCCAGTACAATATAGTTCTCGTAAACATGTAATTCGTCCATATACAATGGGTGCGTTACTTGGTGATGGTGGATTTAGTAGTAAACAAATTTCTTTTACTAATACAGAACAAGATGTTATACAAAGAGTTATAACAGAAACATCTCAATACGGTAGATGGAGTCATCGTGGTATTCAATATCATTTTTGTAAAGGTTATGGAAGTAATCCATTCACAGATTATATTTTATCAACATTTGGTAAGATTACTGGAGATAAAAAATTCATACCTGATGAATATAAAATTGATAGTTTGGATAACCGTATTCAACTTATACAAGGTTTAATTGATACTGATGGTTCGGTAGATAAATCTGGTATTGTTACATTCCATTCGTGTAATTTACAATTAGCTTTAGATGTTGCTGATGTTGTACGCTCTTGTGGTATACGCTGTATTATACACACGACCAATAGAGATGGTAAGTCTACTGAATATGAAGTTAGATTTATGGATATATCCGATAAATGGTTTACAAGTCATAAACACACTAAGAAATATCGAAGTTGTCCAGATATAACACGCAAGCGTAATCGTAAACGTGAATTAGCTATTATATCCATTGAAAAATTGCCAGAACAACAAGAAATGCAGTGTATACGTGTTGATAATAATGACCATATGTTTTTATGTGGTGATTATATTCCAACACATAATACCGATATTGCTATTGAGTATATATTACGACAGATAGTTCAGAATAAAGCTAATGTAGTATTTTTTAGTTTGGAAATGCCACGTGGTAAAATCATGGAACGTATCGTATGTAAGATACTTAAAAAGCGTATATCGGAAGTGAAGGAACTCATTATTAAAGGAGACCCAATCGTCAATCAAGTACTTGACAAAATTGGTAAAAAGTTGTATATTGTAGATGAAAATAATTTATCTATGCATGATATTGAACGTTATATTAATACTATTAACACTCGTAATATTATGGAAGGTGGAGTAGACGTTATTGTTGTTGATTACTTCACATATTTAAAAGGTGCAGGTGATTATGATGGTGCAAGTGAACAAGCCTTAATGATGAAAGGTATTGCAAAACGATACAATGTTATTTTCACAATGTTATCTCAGCTTAATCGTAGTGGTAATACATACGAAGAACCGACTATGAACCAGTTAAGAATGACTGGTGATTTAGAGGCATCTGCTGATTATATTTTAATGATTTGGAGACCTGATAGGGCACCTAATTTATCACTAGAAAAACAGCAAGAACTGCGTAATATTACACGTTGTAAAGTAGAGAAGGCTCGTGATGGTATGAATGGTCCACCAATGTTTGAGCTTAAATATAATATCGCAACTTGTAGATTAGAAGAAGTATTGACAACTGATTAATAATATGATATTATATGTAATATAAGGAGGATACTATGAAAAAAAATAAAATCAGTTCAAAAACAATGTAATAAAAAAACTAAAGCGGTAAATCCATTTAAAAAGCAGAGTGAATGGACTATTCCTAGTGATTCACAATGCGAGTGGATGCGTAGAGAAGGCAAGGTATTTATTACTTTCGATAGACCTTTTGGTGGTGGTGAATTTGAATACTAAGGAGAATTAAATGCCATATACAGATTATAAATGCCCAGATGGTCAATATACCTCTATTGAAAGTTGTTTATCTAAATGTCGGTTACAAGGACAATACAACGCAGATGGTGAGCTTTATGTTCCTGCTGGTAGATGTATGAGTTTACAAACACTGCGTAATATTTCAGACCAGCGTAAATGGACAGGCAAACCATCTACCACACAATTGCTTAAAGGTACCCGTGAAGTGTATTTAGAACTTACACAACAGTATCATATCTCACCTAAGGACTCTGTGTTTATGCTGTTTGGTACGGAAGTACACGGTGGCTTAGAAGGCCATGTTGATACAGATAATGGGGAAGTTGCTGAAATACGTTTAGAAGATGAATATTCAACTGGTGCATTTGATTATTATACACCTGAAAATGGTGGAACATTAGTTGATACCAAAACCTATGGTAGTTATAAGACAGCTCATACTCTTGGCTATTACATGAAAAGAGAAGAGACTGATTATATTTATAAATCTGGTCAAAAGAAAGGCCAAAAGAAAACAGTTAATGTTTTATACAAAGATGGTCCACATTTAAGATTTGACTTAGCTGTACAGCTAAATGATTATCGTATGAAAATTGAAAAGAAGCTCAATTTACCAGTAGCTAATATGTGCTGTCAAATCTTAGTGCGTGACGGTAATACTCATATAGCAACTAGTCGTGGTATTACAGAACCAAGTTATTTAGTCCCGATTCATAAAATCTCAGATATTTGGGTCGAAAGATATATGAGAAAGAAAAGTCAGGACTTAATATATGCGTTAAAAAATAACGTATTACCTCCTCCATGTAGACATAGAGAAACATGGGGTGGTAGAAAATGCAAAGATTATTGCAATGTATGGAAGTTTTGTGAAGAAGGAAGGAAAGCACATGAAATTCAGTAAAGGTTATTTAGTAGTACATACAAACAAGGAAGGTTACACTGTTGATATTGAAGGTATTACACCTCAAGAATTAACAGTCATTTATTCAAATATTATCGCAAGACATTTTGGGGTAGATGCTGGTACATTTATGGATGTAATGCTTACCCATCTTGAAAAAACTCGTGAAGATATTGAAAATGAA